AATCCTGCCCCCGCGACCAAAAACAAAGGCCCTGACCTGGTGAAACAGGTCGGGGCCTTAACTTTGCCACCAACTTGCCACCGTCTCTGCCACCATTTTACCACCAAAAACATTTGTTCGTATCGAGATTTTCGGCCGATTTTTGGCACTTGCTTGCTCTCTGGCGCAAGTGGAAAACTCAAGGTTGCGCCGTGGCGCAAACATAGCTTGCGGCCTGGCGCAACCTCTGCTTGTGCTGTGGCGTTAGCAACTCGGGGGTTGCTTGCGCCCTGGCGCAACCGATTTATCTCTTTAATCTCTTTCTAAAAATTCAATCTCCGCGCACCCGGCAAAACGCGGGCATGAACCTCGCCCCTCCCCGGCCGCGTGCGCGGAGCCTCGCCATGCCCTAAAACCCGTACCAGAACGGAACGAAACCGCGCGATTTCAGGAGCAAAGAAGGCTATATGCGGAGAAACGCAACACAGGCGTGCAAAGAGTGGCGATAATACGAGGCCCCTGGAAGCAGAGAAAGCGAGAAGAGAAATGCAGCGAGAAACGGACAATCAGGGCAAAGCTATCGCCCCTTCCCCAGAACAGGCAGAGAACGACGGGCAGATCATGACGCTCGACGAGGCGGCCGAGTACCTTAAGACGTCGTATTCCACCGTCTACCGCCTCGTGGTCGACGGCGAGCTGAGGGCATTCCGCATCCGCAACGCGTGGCGCACGAGCACCGGGGCCTGCCATGAGTTCGTGAACAAGCGCTTCGAGGAGCAGTCCGTGATATGCAGGGCCGGCGAGACGAAATAGCGGGAACGCCTGACCCATTCGCGCGCTATCCCCCGTTAGGATTCGCCACCCTTCCCATGGGGCTTGCCAAGCTCCTCGTCGAGAAGAAGGTGGGCCGCAACGGGTGGGCGGTGATGGTCGCGCTGTGCCGCAAGGTGTACGCGGACGGAAGGCTTGGAAGAACGCCGTCCGCCGAGATCGCTGAAACCTCGGGCCTTACCGCCTACCAGGTCGCCCGCGGCATGAAGGAATTGCGCGACAAGGAGCTGATCGCTCCCGTTACGCGTAAGACCGCCCAAGGCTACCGCCATCCCGACCGGTCGAACTACGGCCACGTCGCGCAGTACCGATTCACGAAGAAGGCCTGGGCGAAGATCGAGACGGTCCCTCTCGACAACCTCTGATTGTGACCTATAGGGCACATCGGGCAATACGCGAGCACCAAAACGAACAAAGCAGATCAGAGCGCATATTCTACCGCCATGCATGTACGTTAGTCGGGACACGCAGGCAATCGCGATTCGGGAATAATGGACGCTGACAAAATGGCTGAGGCGCCGCGTCGGGCACAAACGGCTTTCAAACCGGAGACGTGGCGCCGCGCGCTTTCGTGCGGACGCTCCCGCGCTCGGCTGGGGTTCCGGTGGGCGCGGAAGTTGTCGCGCCCCATCGTGCCCTTCCCGACGCCCCTGATATGGAAGGGAACGAAGCGATTTTGGAACGTAACGGCGCGATTCCAGGACATTTCCAACACAGGCGGCCCGAAGGCTGCTATCTTGTCGCCCCAAGTCGGGCCCTGAGGGCGGCTCCTGCCGCGACCCATCGGACCAGTCCGATCGGTTGCGAAGCTAGGAGGAATCCATGGATCACGAGAGATACATCGTAGAGCAGATCAAGGAAGCGCGGGAAGTGCGCGGCATGCCCATCGCGGAGCTCGCACGCCGTTCGCTGATCGACTCAACCCAATTGGGCAAGGTCCTGCGCTACCAGCGGAGTTTGAAGCCCGGCGAATGCCTGAGGATCTGCTACGCGCTGGACCTGGACACCGGCACGGTGCTCATACCGGCTGAGACGCACGACCAGCTTCAGGCGATGAACAAGAAGCCGAAGGGCGGCAAGAAGCGCTAGAGCGGAAGTAGAGAGCGGCGATGGCGAGATGGACGGTGCGCCAGGAGGAGATATTGCGGGAGCACGGCCACAGGGGCGTCGAGGCCGTGCGGGCGATGATCGCCGAGGAATGCGGCGTCGTCCACTCGCCCCACGCCATACAGATGCACGCCCACCGGATCCATGCGAGCCTTCGGGAGCGCAAGGTCTGCCCCGAATGCAGGGCGGTGGGCGTGCCGTTGAACTTGAGAACGGGACTTTGCCCGAAGTGCACGGCCTTCCAACACGTGCAGGAGCAGGCCGCTCTCAGCGAAATGCTTGCGGAAGAGCGCATGCAAGCCTGCGACGGCAAGGCCCTGGACGAGGCCAGGAAGGAATACGACGCCCTGAGGCAGCGCAACTCGCGCTTCAGGCGCAAACATGGGCTGAAAGGGAAAAAGCGCCGCACGAGCGGCCAGAACGGCTCTAAGGACAGGTGATTTGTGACACAGGCATAGAGTTGCCCGCATGAGAAAGACGAAGCTGACATACGAGATGGTCGACCGCGCCATCGCACTGAAGAAGGACGGCCTCTGCGATGCGGACATCATTGCCGCGCTGGGCGTCCACCAGTCCACCTTCTACCGCTGGCTCAAAGAGCCTGATACGAAGGTAAAACGCGCATTATGCGAGGGACTAAAAAAAGCGGAATCGGAGTACAAGCGCTCGCTATTGGTGACGATCCGCAACGCGGCGATGTCCCGGGCTCAGTACTGGACGGCTGCGGCCTGGCTGCTCGAGCGCAAGTACCCCATGGAGTTCGGGCGCATGGAGCGCAAGAACGAGGAGGACAAGGACGAGCCCGTTCAGCTCACCCTTGGTCTGGAACTTGAAGTGATGACCGACAACGACGAGGAAGGGAGCGCCGGCGATGGCGGTGACCAAGGTTAGCGACTTCGTGATCGAGCGCTTCCATCCGGTCCTGGCGGACGTGATGGCCCATGGCCACACGCACTACTGGTTGCATGGCGGGCGAGGATCCACCAAGAGCTCGTTCATCTCCGTGTGCCTGGTGATGCTCGTGCTCGCCTTCCCGCACACCAACGTCGTCGTAGTGCGCAGGTTCGGCAACACGCTTCGCGACAGCGTCTTCCAGCAGATCCTATGGGCAATCGAGGTCCTGGGGCTTGAGGGCGTGTTCCGCTCGAAGGTGAGCCCCATGGAGATCGTGTACACGCCGACCGGGCAGCGCATCGTGTTCCGGGGAGCAGACGACCCCTTGAAGCTGAAGGGCGTCAAGTTCACGAAGGGGTATTGTGCAGCGGTCTGGTTCGAAGAGGTCGATCAGTTCGAGGGCCTGGAAGCCGTTCGCAGCATCTTGAACTCGCTTCGCCGTGGTGGCGATCGCTTCTGGATCTTCTACTCGTACAACCCGCCGAAGACGATGTGGAGCTGGGTGAACGTCGAGCTCCTGGAGCGGAAGAGGCGCGAGGACACCCTGGTTCGCGGCTCGTCGTACCTTGACGTGATCGACTCGCATCCGGAATGGCTGGGAGCTCCGTTCATCGAGGAGGCCGAGTACCTCCGCGACACCAACGAGCAGGCGTGGCGCTGGGAGTACCTGGGCGAGATCGTTGGCACCGGCGGCGCGGTGTTCGACAACGTTCACGACGCGCACCTTTCCGACGACCGCATACGCGGCTTCGAGCGCATACGCAACGGGGTCGACTGGGGCTGGTTCCCGGACCCCTGGCGGTTCGTCCGTTGCGCCTGGGAGCCTGGGGCGAGGCGGCTTCTCGTCTTCGAGGAGCACTCCGCCAACAAGATGATGCCGGCGGACACGGGCAAGATCGTGGTCGACTCGCTCACCTTTGCCGATGAGGCCGGCGGCGAGCCTTACTTCCACGACCAAATCGTGTACTGCGACGACACGCCGGATTCCAAAGTTCAGATGGCGACCTGGCGGCGCGAGCTCGGGATTCGCGTACACGCGGCGAGGAAGGCCCGGATGAGGCGGCTTTCCTACGAGTGGCTTGCGGGCCTTCGGGAGATCGTGATCGATTCCGAAAGATGCCCGCTAACCTTCGCGGAGTTCACCTTGAAAGAGTTCGAGCGCGACAAGGAAGGCAATTGGATCGATGAAATCCCCGACGGCAACGACCATTCCATCGACGCCGTGCGTTATGCGACCATGGACGATGCTTTGCGAGGTGTGTGATGGCGCTTCACCTTCCACACCTTCGCCTTCTGAATCTTCGGAATGATTACGCAATGGCGCAACCTTTTCCCATGCAAAACGGGGCTCGGCTTCGCTTTCCAGATCTTGAGCCTGGAACAGGGCGGCGTTTTCACCAACTTCACCATGGAAATGGGCTGGGTCTTCACCTTCCAAAATCAATGGTTGCGCTGTGGCGATATCTTCCGAACCTTCACCTTCCCATGGAAAACGGGGCTGGTGATGGGCGGGGCTTTCTCCGCTTTCTCCAAAAGCGAATGGTTGCGCGTGGGCGAGACCTTCCACGCCTTCACTTTCCCATGGAAAACGGGGTTGGTGATGGACGGACTTTTCTTCACCTTCACCTTCACCTTCCAAAACTTGACGAACGGGAGATAGCGCATGAGCAAGATCGATGAAGTCGACTACTGGGTGCCGGAGCATGTGCGGGAATACTTGCGCAGCATGGGTTTTCAACTTCCCCTTGAGCCGATGGAGAGCTATATACGCAGTTGGCATGAGTGGATGCAGGCCAGCGGGAGCTTCTATGACTATCGCGATTCGGATGGATTTGGCAGGATTTACGAGGTTCATAGGCGCTCGATCCATCCGGCAATGAGGGTTTGCAGGGAATGGGGCTCGCTTCTTCTCAACGACAAGACGCAGGTGGTTTGCGAGGACCAGGCTTGCACGGACTGGTTGCAGGAGTATTTCACTCAGACCGGGTTCTTCCCATCGGCGCAAGCTACCGTGGTGCGGGCGTTCGGCATGGGGACCGGGGCCTGGGCGCTATGGATCGATGCGGGCAGGAAGGACGTCCGGATTCGTCGGTACGATGCACGAATGGTGATTCCCCTGAGCTGGGATGAAGAGCGCGTTACGGAATGCGCTTTCGTCACGCGGGCGTTCTACCGGGGGCAGGCCGTGGACCAGCTTCAGATGCACCTTCTTGGTGGTGATGGGGCGGAAACTTCCACAGCTTCACCTTCTACACTTTCCCAATCCTTACGTGCGCTGGGGCTTTCCTCACCTTCACCTTCCCATGGAAAAACCGGCACGGCACCTTCGACATCTTCTCCTTCCCATGGAAACGCTGGCGCAGCTTTGCTTTCACAGTCTAATGCTGGCAATGCTTGCGGCGTGGCGTCACCTTCCTTGCCTTCACCTTCACATGGAAAAGGCAAGGCGCCTTCGAAATGGAAGGCTGGATATGGTTGCGCTGGGGCGATACCTTCCGAACCTTCACCTTCTAAATCTAATGCTGGCGCTGCAACGCAAGCATTTGGAACGGATGGTTGCGCGCAGGCGTCACCAACTGACACTTTCCCCACGTACAAGATCGTCACGGTGCTGTTCGACGAAGACGGGAACGAGATACAGCCGGAAGGGATTTGCGCGGAATACGATACCGGCTGCCCTTTCCCCACCTTCTCGCTCTTGAAGCCGGCGATAGAGAACACGCGCGTGGATATGTCTCCGTACGGGCAATCGATATTTGCGGACGCTATTGATGCGGTTCAGGCGGTTGACCTGGCTTTTGACGCCATGATCAATGAGGTGGACGTTAGCAAGATGCGCGTGTTTCTCTCGGATGTGCTTTTCGACAAGGAGAGGGACGGCAAGAAGAGGGTTTCCATTCCCTTCGGAAAGCAGGATTGCACGGTGTTTCGCAAGGTCATGAGCACGGAGGATATGATCCAGGAGTTCGCGCCTCCGCTTCGCACTGCATCGCAAGTCGAGGCTTTGCGGATCTCTCTGCAGATGCTCGGGGACCTTTGTGGGTTTGGCATCACGTACTTCGACTTCGACAGTACCGGGTACATCAAGACCGCCACAGAGGTGTCGAGCGACAACAGCGCGCTAATGCGCAACATCGCTCGGCATGAACATGAGTTGGAGCAGTCTATCGCCGGCATCGCACGGGCGCTTCTCCACATCGTGCGTGGCTTTGGCGTCGAGCTTCCTTGTGAGGGCGAGATTCGCGTAGATTTCGATGATTCGATCATTGTCGATACCTTCCAGGAGAAGAAGCAGGACTTGGCCGAGGTCGGCGTGACCATGACGATTGCCGAGTTCAGAGCGAAATGGTACGCGGAGTCTCCCGAGGTCGCGGAGGAGAAGGCGGCTGAGCTGGCGACGATTTCCAATGCGTAGCCTTCGGCATTTTCCCATTGATGGCCAGAGCATTCGCGGGTCGCCTGGCTTGGTCTGAGCGTCTTGGAATGGGCTATCATTTACCGGAAACGAAAAACTTTCACCACTGGTGAAAGTTTTTGGACGGAGGCAATATGGACGAGATCGAGAGATCGAAAGTACGCGAGCTCGCCGAGGATATCGCGCAGCTTATCAACGACCGCCAATATCGGGCTCTGAAGCAGTTGAACACGGGCACCATCGACCTGTATTGGTCGATTGGCGAGATGATTTGCGAGCGTCAGGAAGCCGAAGGATGGGGCAAGTCCGTGGTCAAAGGGCTTGCCGAGGAGCTTCAGAAGAAGTTTCCAGGGGCGAAGGGCTATTCAGCAAACAACCTGTGGCGCATGCGCGGCTTCTACCTCGCGTACAAGGGCAACGAAAAACTTTCACCACTGGTGAAAGAAATTAGTTGGTCCTGCAATCTTGAGATCATGGGCAGGTGCAAGGACGATCTCGAGCGCGAATTCTACTTGCGAATGGCTGCGCGTTACGGGTGGACTAAGCGCCTTCTGGCCAACTACATCGAAGCCGGCGCTTACGAGCGGTACCTTCTCAATCAGACCAACTTCGAGGAAACGCTTCCGCCCGAGCGGCAGTCGCAGGCGAAGCTCGCGGTCAAGGACGAGTACACGTTCGACTTCGCCGAGCTCACGCCGGAATACTCCGAACATGAATTGGAGCTGCAGCTTGTCTCGCGCATTCGCGACTTTCTCACGGAGATGGGCGGCACCTTCACGTTCGTGGGCAACCAGTACCACTTGAAGGCTGGGGAGCGGGATATCTACATCGACCTGCTGCTTTTCCACAGGGGCTTGAGATCCCTCGTGGCGGTGGAATTGAAGGTCGGCGAGTTCGAGGCGGAGTATGCCGGCAAGATGCAGCTGTACCTTTCCGCTCTGGACGACCAGGTTCGCCTCCCCGACGAGAATCCCTCCATCGGCATCATCATCTGCAAGAGCAAGGACAGGACGTACGTGGAATATGCCCTCAGGAACTCGGCGGCGCCGATTGGCGTGTCGACGTATAACCTGAGCCGCGCGTTGCCGGACGAGCTGAGAGGGCTGCTGCCTTCGCCCGAGGTCATCGCCGAGCGGCTCGCCACCTTCGAAGACGACGATCCCTTCGGGGGCGAGGATGCGTAGCCTGGTACCGGATGGCGATTACTTCGCCTTCCTGGACGCGCTGCGCGACAGCGGCGAGGTGAACACGGTGCTGGCAGCGACGTATCTGGTGCGGGAGTATCCGAACCTTCGAACCGAGGAAGCGAAAGCCATTTGCGCGGATTGGCGGGCCACCTACCACGAGAGGCGCACTCGGCCGGTGCGGTGACCGCCAGGCATTCTCAAGCGCTGTTTTGAACCTGCGAACAGGCGCGTTATTGAATTTCATAATCACATTGAAACATGCACGCATGGCGTGCGTTAGGACGGGTGTGTCATGAGCAACGAAATCAAAGCAAAGGACATAAAGGAACTTCTCGAAGAGACTATCGAGGACGTTACGAACACAGCTAAAGGTGTTGTCGAGGTCCAGGGGACGGAGCTTTCGACCGGGCTTAGTAACCTCGATGAGGTGCTCGGCGGGCTGTGGCCTGGCGAGCTCGTCTGCATTGCGGGGACGAGTCGGGCGGGCAGGCACACGCTGGCCTGTCAGATCGCGTTCGCGGCGGCGAAGCAGGGTGCCACTGTGTTGGTTGTCTCGACCGAGACGAGCGAGAGCCAGGTCGCCATGCGGGCGCTCTCGGCAGAGGCTCGGGTGGACTTCTGCCGGCTGCAGGCTGGCGAGCTCGACGAGGACGATTGGAAGCGCGTGGTGGATGCGGCTGGAGAAATCTCCAGCTACGACCTGCACGTGTGCTGCAGCCGGGACGTCGGCATGGACGATGTCTTCGAGCTTGCTGGACAAATCCTGGAGGGCTGCGACAAGGGATTGATCGTGGTTTGCGGCATGAGGCGGATCGCCGAGGGCTGCGGGCGCGATGCGTGCGGCCTGCGGCCCAGGTGAAGGAAATCGCGGTGAAGATGGGCGTTTGCGCGGTGGCCACCGTCAACGTGGCCGAGGGCATCGCTAGGAGCATCAGGAAGGGCGGATACGACTCCGGCGATATCGGGATAGCGTCAGGGAGCGTCGAGGACGAGTGCGACGCGCTGATGTTCCTGGACCGAAGCGTCACTCCCGAGGAGGGCGCCAAGGCGGACGCTCCGGACTTCGGGACGGCCGTCGTGGCCGTGGCCAGGAACGCTCACGGGTCCTGCGGGCTCGTCAGGCTCGCCTACGTGCCGGAGTACGGGCGGTTCCTGGATTTGGTGGACGACGAGGCCGAGCGGGTGTGACGCTCGCTCTGGGAGCGGGAGCGTTCGCGACGGTCGCCGATCGGCACACGCCAGCTCCGCCGTGGCGGCTGCAACCCCACTTCGCATCTGCTGCCACGCCTGCCAGCCATCGGTGACGCCGTGCGCGGACAGCTGAGATAACGTAGCAGCCCACGCGCCCCCACCTGCGGGCTGAACCGGCGCCCAAGCGGACGTGACCCACGGGGCGCACGGCGCAAAGCCGACAGCCTTCCGAGCTGCCGCGCACGACGGACCCGGCGCTGCGTAGCGTGTGAAGCCGGGCACCAGACAAGACGCGAAGCGGCTTGGCTGGTCGGCGGAACACGCGGAGCAGCGACGGGGCCGGCGGGCGCGGCAGCCCAGTGACGCTTCCATGCGCCGTGCGCCCCGTGGGGCACGGCCGCCCGGTGAAGACCGCAGGTGGGGGCGCGTGGGCTGCGGCCAAGCCGCAATGACGCAGCGCGCGGTGGCACCGATGGCCGGCGTGGCAGCAGATAAATCTTTCACGCTGCTAGTGGATTTACGCTGTTCCGCGAACGCGGGCTTCCGTCATTCATCCTGAACAGTAAGTCTGACGATTATAATGTGCATATTCGGAGAACAATCGGACGGCGGAGGTCGATGGGATTTGCCAGCAGTTGAT